AGCTGCTGCCGAATGGGTTAGAGAAGAAGCTAAGCACACTACGACAGGACAACGCCGCTTTGCTTTAGTAGCTCGTACAGCAGCTGACGTACGTGACGTTATCGTTGAAGGTGAATCAGGAATTATTAACATAACGCCACCTAGTGAGCGTCCTTTGTACGAACCGTCAAAGCGACGACTGACTTGGCCCAACGGCAATACGGCAACATGCTTCACAGCTGACGAACCAGACTCCCTTCGTGGACCCCAGTTCACTCACGCTTGGGGAGACGAGGTAGCTGCTTGGAGACAAACTCCTGATGCGGCTGGTATGACTGCGTTCGACAACCTTCGTGTTGGTACGCGTCTTGGTAACAATCCAAAGATAATGATTACTACTACTCCAAAACGAGTTCCATTACTTTATTCTCTTTTAGCTGAGGCTGATAAAACTGGAAGAGTAGTTGTTACACGCGGATCAACACTTGACAACTCAGGTAACCTTTCACAGTCATACCTCGATGCTATACTAGGAGTATACGAAGGAACTAGGCTCGCATCACAAGAGTTGTTTGGAGAAATGCTTTCAGATGTAGAAGGAGCGTTATGGACAATAGAGCTTATCGAAAAGGGAAGGCAAATGTCCATGCCATTAGGCGTTCCTCTCCGTGTAGTAGGCGTAGATCCTTCAGTTGCGGAGAACCCAAAGGACGAATGCGGAATAATCGTATGTGCTTCTACTGGTGACCGTGACCTATACAAGAGACAAAGCTGGGTGCTTGAGGACGCAACCGTTCACGGCTCTCCAGATGTGTGGGCAAACAAGGTAGTTCAAATGGCCCGCAAGTGGGGATGTCCAGTAGTGGCTGAAGTGAACCAAGGTGGCGCACTAGTTCGTAACGCCATTAACACCATTGACCCGTCAGTTACCGTCCTTGAGGTCCATTCTAAGTATGGTAAAGCTCTTAGAGCAGAGCCTATAACATTGGCTTACGAACAGAGTCGCGTGCACCACGTTGGGTATTTAGGGGACCTCGAGTCGCAAATGACCTCTTGGATTCCTGGAGAAGGTAAGTCGCCGGATAGGGTGGACGCGTTAGTTCACGCGCTTACGGCCTTGCTGATCAAGCCTCCTGCGGGTTTCGTTGGGGGTCGAATCACAGCAAAGTCCCCGGCTCAAAGGAAAATGCCTAGCTTTAGAGGTGGAAAAACATATAGGGTTAGATAGTACATTTTCCTGATATACCTGATATAATTAACCTATCACCAAATAACTGGTGGTAAACGACGGAAGGACTCGTAATGATAAGCTACCACTTAGGAAACGCGATAGACGCAGTATCAGACTTCTTCGGAAACATTACAGACTGGTTGAACGACAATCTAACCACTGATGGACCTTGGCCAGCATTTGTTGGCGTAGGAATTGCGTTAGCTCTATGCTTCATCTTTGGAGCTTAATTATGAATAACACACTTTTAGCAGTTGCAGACTGGATGGATGAAAACATTCAGTCTGGAATTATCGGTGCATTTATTGGATTGGGCATGGCAGTAGTTATTGCCCTTGTCTTTGTATCATAATGACATCGACAAGTAGAAATGATAGTACAAACAAATGCGATGTCTGTGAAGCCATTGATGGCGCTCCTCATTGTAATTGTGGACAATGCGATTGCAGAGCCAGTAGTTTAATTGTGGCGCAACCAGTCGAAGGATCCGACGAAACATTTGTTGCTCAGACTGAGTTTTACCGAGTTCACGAACCGACTTTTATGTGCTGTGATCAAAGTCAATTCACATATTACTGTATAGCTCACGATGAAAAAATGGATTGTCAGTTCTGCGGGTTCAATCCTTACGAAGAATGTGGTTGTATAACACGCGCGATAGTAAAAGGTAACGCGTGACGTCCCATAGTCCAACAGAAATTACTTATGGCAAAAGCCTAATGGATCATGACTTGTACTCTTCATGTTTTCACTGCGATTCGAATATCATACGATCAACGTGGTATGACGATGATTGCGGATGGCGCACAGACAAGTGGGCAGTCATTACTTGGGTGCCTGGATTATCTGAAGGAGTAACAGTATCAAGAGCAGAATACGAGTGTAAGGAGTAACATGTCAATCTCAGCAAAGGAATACCGCAGACGCGGATTCATGTATCGAAGACTAGCACTATCTGTTAAAGTACTATTCAGTTTCTGGTGTATAGCAATGACAGGAATATTTGCTTTAGACATCAGGCTACTTACTCTTTTCATATCTTTAGCAGGAATAGCCGCATTAGGCGTACCTTCCGTACTTATCATATCTACCTTCAACGAGCTTGCTGAAAGACAGTTCAATATGGCATCAGCCACAAAAGAACAAGCTCTTCTAGGAGTAGTACGTCCAAAAAATAACTAACCAAAAATGTACAAACCAAGGCATGAAGGATTATAGTATACATAATGACAAATACGGAGGAGCAATGACAAAAGGAACTGTTCAACGCGAACAGGTATATGTGTATGGAACCTGCTCTTCGTGCAGTGACACAAACGTACTTGTCTATGAAATGGATGATGTACTTGTGTGCGCGCACGACTATCGCAGGATAGTTAGCACACACAACTATGTTCAACACTGTGACAAATGTGATTCACCATACTCTGTACGTGACCCAGACCATCGCCGTAACGAGTACCTGTGCTTAACATGTCACGCGGAAAATGGATTCAAAATAAACAATAGCGTAGTAAAGAGATCAATAACTTCTTTAATAACTGGGCTTATTAAAAAAGAAAGAGTTCAGTGCGCTGCTGCAGGTTACGGGTCAGACTGCGACAATAACGTTAAACCACGTTCCGCGTGGGAAGGAAGATCTCTCTGCAACGTACACGGTAAGAAAGCGCCAAAGAAAGAAAAGAAATCTTGAGTAGTCAAATGCTACTCGATGAAGCGCGTGACTTAATTGCACAGTCACGTACTTTGCTAAACACAGAGTGCAACAACGAAGAAATGAAGAAAGGTAACACAATGTCAACAGTATCACCAACACAAGCAGCGCAACTCTACACCTCAGGTAAGTCAGTGGTTGAGGTCGCACAAGATCTCGGAATCACATACGGTAAGGCTCGCAAGCTTATCTCTGAGTCTGGTACTGAAATTCGCAACACATCAGATCGTCTTAAGGGAAAGACCCGTAAGACTAAGTAATGCTACAAAACCTTCGCATAATGATTCGTGATTTAATCTGGCCTGCAGTTATCTCAGCTGGGTTATCACTCCTTGCGGTGATCGTAGCAGTAGCGTATCCAGACAAAGGTACACTTGTACTTTCGTTAGGACTAAGCGCAATTGCAATGGCATGCCTAGCACAGACAATATAGTACTAGAGCAATCTCTGGATGCTTCCTCACAAGGGGAAGCTCCAGAGGCCATGTACTTGTGCGCCTGCGGGTGTGGAAATATTAAAAAATACGATGCAGTATTCATAGTAAGAAACGAAGAAGACAGACAAAGAGCTGTTCTAGAACTATCCAAACTAATTGAAGAACGAACTAGACACAACAAACTTAACTGAAACCACCAGCTCAGTTAGCTTTCTATTAGCCTAATGTGATATTATTATCACAGGCAAAAGCCACTACGGAGAGACGGAGGACTAACGATGTTATCCCTTCTTATCCCCGGCCCTATGCAAGCGGTAGAGGACAGATGAAAATCTGAGGAGCATAGCGGTAGCAAGAAGCCTAGCGCAGTTAGCTAGGTTGTCCCATCCCCGACCTAAGGAGGCGAACTAGCATTGCTCACATTACGTGGACTAGCAGTGTCGACCGTAGCCTATATCACTGCAATAGTGATTGGTATATCAGCAGTAACAATGATGCGTAGCCAGGCAGTACAAATGGACACGCCAAAACCAAATGCGGCGCCAGTGACAAGCGCTGAAGCAGCACCAGTAGACCCTTTAGACAAGTACAGAGACGCTACTGATTTAACAAGCGAAGAGCTTATAGACCTATTAAGTAGCGTTGGATTTAAGGGTAGCTCACTAAAAACAGCATGGGCTGTCGTAATGCGGGAATCGCGTGGACACCCTACATCACACTTTGATAACATTGGAACTGGCGATAACTCTTATGGGTTATTTCAGATAAATATGCTAGGAGTCTTAGGCTCTACTCGTAGAGATAAGTTTAACATTAATAGCAATGCGGAGTTGCTAGACCCAGTCACCAATACTCAAGCAGCATACTATATGACTAGTAAGGGAACAGACTGGGGTTCGTGGGGTCTAGGCCCTAACGCCTATGATGGGACTGCTAGCGAGCCTGCGGTAACAGTCTGGTATGACAAGTTCCCATCTACCAAGTCAAAGCCAAAAGGATAGGAATAAGATATCCATATGAATCAAGAACACGAAGATCAACCTGCAGAGAATCAAGAACATACGGTACCTACAGAAGCAGTAGTCGAAGAGGCACCTGCTCAGCCTGAAGTGCCTGCTCAGCCAGAAACTCCTGTACACGTTGAGGAACCTGCCCCAGTGGTGGAGGAACCAGCTCCAGTAAAGGAACACGTACGCGCAGACAAGTATCGTCCCAACGTTGCGGTAGCTGGCTTAGACCAAGACGAGGTGCACCTTGCTAACTGTGTGTACATGAACAAGGCAACACGTAAGTCTCTTTCAGTTCATCACCTACAACGTCGCCTTACGGAGCTAGGCTTCAGTGACGCTGACGCTGACAAGGATGGATGGTACGGTGAGCTAACAAAGCTTGCTGTAGAGAAGTTTCAAAATAGCAAAGGCTTAACAGCTACTGGTCTACTCGATGAAGAAACATTCACACTGATCTTCGCTGGAGATCCACACGTTAACATCGTTGTATAACTTAA